TGGAAGACTTCTCAGTCAGAAGCGCGCGGCGGAAGATAAATACCTCGCCGACAGCCAGAAGGCCAAGCAAATCGCGGCGGACGCCGATCCGCTGCGCAACCTTCAAAAAACCCTTGGAAAAGACATCGAGCGGTTTTTCACCGAAGGGATTACGCATGCGCGGTCTTTCGGCGACGCGATGCGCGGTCTCGCCGAAAGCGTCATCTCTTCGTTGCAAAAAATGGCCGCGGAATTTGTGCTCACGGCCATCAAGAAGAAACTTTTGGAGAGCGCGGGCGGGGAAGGCGGGGGCGGTGGCGGCGTTCTCGGATTTATCGGCGGCATGTTCGGCCTGGGACACGCGGAGGGTGGACCCATCGAAGGCCCGGGCGGTCCCAAATCAGACATCATCCCCGCGATGCTGTCAGCGGGCGAATTTGTAATGAGCGCGGACGCTGTGAAGGCGCTCGGCACCGCGAACCTCGCGGCGCTCAACAAAGCAGCGCAGTCGCCAGCGATTTCCACCCCGGCCCTGCCTCATTTCGCGGCGGGCGGCTACACGGGCGGCGACCTGACGACCAGCAGCGAGATTTCAATGGGCATCGGGCTAGACGAGGGACTGATCCTTCGGCACATGGGCTCTAAAGCGGCGGGAAAGGTCATTCTGCAGCAGTTGGCAAATAACCCGAAGGGCGCGCAGCGGGCGCTCTCAAGGACGGACTGATATGTCATGGGTGACTGGCACGGCGACCGATCACGCCGATCTGTTGAACAAGCTCGACACGTTTCTGACCAGCCAAGGGATGTGTACCTCCCCAGCCTATGCGGGCACCGGGAATGGATTGATTTCTGCGCTCATCGGCGGCTCCGCGTCCATCGCTGAAAACATCACCGTGGCCATGACGAGCGCCACGGCTTTTTCGGTGACCGGCAGCAGTTCCGGCTCGCTCGGCACCGGCACGGTGGGCACTCCGTTTGTGAACACCAAAGTGAACTTCACGATCACAGCGGGCGGCGTCGCTTTCATCGCGGGCGACACTTGGACATTTTCGACCACCCCGCTGTGGGTTTCGAAACGCCGCACGGCAGGCGTCGAGATGATCTGGCAGGCACCGGGCAACGGCGGACTCAACCAGATTTTTGTGGGCGCACAAGTTTTTTCGAACGTAACGGGCGATTACTACAACTGGCGGCTCGGTGGTTTCACGGCGTTCGATGGTGCGCTGACGTTTCAAAACCAAGCGGGTTATATCGGCGGGCCGGGAGGCCAGACGCATCCTTCGCCGGTCACCACACTTTGGAATCAGCCGATGCCCTATTGGTTTGTAGCGAATGGGCGGCGCGTGGTCATGGTTGCGAAGGTGTCCACGGTGTACGTCATCGCCTATCTAGGCTTTTTGCAACCTTACGTTAGCCCGAATGTTTTTCCCTACCCGTGCTGTGTCGGTGGAAATCTGCAATTTGTCAACAGCGAACCGACTGCCACGAGCGCGTCCTGGCGATGGAGTTATCAAGGCTCGGAGATGAACAACTGTTCGCACAGCACCACGACGAATAGCAGCGCCGAAAATACCGGCTCGATTCAAATGCGGAATCCTTCCGGCACTTGGCATTCTTTCGTCCGGCCCGGCGATAGTTCTCAGACAGCGCCTGCCGGAAAAGTTTGGCCTTTCACTTGTGCGTGGAGCAATTGGGCGAAAAACCTTGACGGCGGGTATTCCATGCTGCCCATCGTTTTGGGCGATGTTTCTCCTTCTGCGCCGAATGTGTGGGGCGAACTCGATGGCGTCGAGGCGATTACCGGATTTCAGAACGGCGCAGAAAATACGGTGACCATCGGGAATTCGATTTATCTCGTTGTCCAGAACGTCTTTCGAAACACGCAGACCGAGTTTGCCGCTGTGAAACTCATCTGAGGAGTGCGCGAGATGGCTTACCAAACCGGCACGGCGAGCTCGCCGATCAATCTCCTGCAAACCATCGTGACGTGGCTCGTTTCGATTGGCTGGACGCAGGATATGAGCGCCGCCGATGGCTCAGGATGGCGCGCGCATCTGCACAAGGGCGCGGTCTATGTGAATCTCCGCGCCGACATGAACGAAGCCGCAACCGTGATTTGGGCGGCAACATGGCGCCAAACGGTTACGGGATTCACATGTATCTCGGCACCGGTTTTTCCGGGGCCTCGGCGTGGAACGCGCAAGCCGGTGGGCCGATCGGCAGCGGGCAAACCTACACGGTGGGAGTGGGCATGGCCCTGCCTTCTGGGGCGATCCAGAATTATTATTTTTTCGCCGATGCCGGAGGCGATCACATTTGCATCGTAGTCGAATCCACTCCCTCGGTTTATAAGCATGTCGGATGGGGGCCGTCGCTGGTGAAAGCCGGAACGTGGACGGGCGGTCCTTACTTTTTCGGCAGCGCATCCGGCTATTACGTGAATTACACATCCTCTGGTTTTGGCGTCACGACGACTTCGGGTTGCCCCGGCTGCGATTCCGATGGAGTCAGTTGTCAGAATTGTTTCATCCGCGTTGACGTTGACACGTTCACTGGGAAATGGATTGGCGTTTCCCCGAACACTGGCGCGGGCCAAGGCTACACGGGGAAACTGGCGGGCAGCGCCGTGGGCCAACCACCCGGCGCAGGTGGGCCGCGCAACATCGGGCCTCGATACACCGACTCCATCGGTTTCGCGGCCGGCTGGCAGGCGAATCAGACCAGCAGCATCGATGGCCGAGCCAATCTTTTGCCCGTCCATCTGTACGCTTTTCGAGACTCAGGCGCGGTCTCTCTCATCGGCTGGATTCCATATGTTTTCGCAACGAACGGCGTGGGCATCGGTTTTTCGAATGCGTCCGAATATGTGCTCGGCACCACGACGTACAAAATGTTTCCGTATTTCGCGGTTGTGAAGCAGTGAACAAATGCCGACGAATTTTGCAGGCACCGATGTCGCTCCACTCGCGGTTCAAATACCGCCGTTCAATCTTTCGACCGACATCCCCACGGTTGTTTTCGTTCCCGGCAGTGTTTTCCTGAACCTGAATTCGGACGCGCTCTTTGGTGTAAACATGGGCACGTTCATCACCACGGTCGTCTCGCAGAATTTCGCCGGTCCACTCGCCGAAGTTTTCGGCGGGCAATTCTTTGAAAAAATCATCGTCAGCCCGCTCACCCAAAAACTCGGTTTCGTCATCACCGACACGCAATTCACTGTGGACGTGTGGAACACCTTTCGAAATATCGGGCAGCTTTTGAGTTCCATTTCTCTCAGCGGGACGGGCGACCTCGTGGTGCAAAACCCATTCACCATGCCGACGTTCTACGCCGCGCTCGACGACCGCACGTATCAGGTGCTCGTGCCCAAGACCGGCGCGCCCACGATCAACGAAACGATTTGCTGGATTTTTCAGAGCGGGAGCGGCGGGACCTGCATCCTCGTCACCGGAAACCGCGTCGTGCTGTTCTCCGCGCCCATCGACTGGAATTCCGGTTTCAAAGAAAAAATCGGCTACCTGACCGACGTGCTCAAGATGTATTCGGACGCGGAACAGCGACGCGCGCTCAGACAATTGGCGCGGCGCGGCGCGGTCATGCGCGCGAAGGGTTTGACGGCGCGCGAAGCGGCGGGAATCGAAAGCCTGATTTGGGGATGGCAAAACCAACCGTACGGCGTTCCGTGGTGGCCGGATGCCACGCCATTGCTGGCAAACGCGCCCATCGGCTCGACGGTCCTACAAGTGAACACGACCGATTTGCAATTCGCGCCGAACGGGATCGCCGCAATCTGGAAAGACGAATTCACCTTTGAGGCGTTGTACGTCATCGGAGTGACGCCGACGACTTTGACGCTAGGCGCGCCGACACAATTGGCATGGACGGCGGGAGCCAGCACGCGCGTCATGCCGGTATTTCTTGGGCGACTTCCGAATGGCATTGACGTACAGCGGCTTTTTTCCGGCGCGGATGAGATGGAGATGGATTTTTCCGGCGAAGCACAGCAAATTGCCCCTGCTCCAACGATTGCTCTCACGCAGTACCACGGCTTCGATATTCTCGAAATTCCGGCGAACTGGCCGAGCGACCTCAAAAGAAAGTATTCGCGCTCGCTCTTGCACATAGATCCCGGCACCGGACCGATCGCCGTAATCGACAGGGGCGGATCGCCGATCACCTCGCAACCCTTCCCGTGGCTGATGCTGAATCATTCGCAAGTGACCACGTTGCGCGCGTTTTTTCTGGCGCGGTTTGGGAAATTGAATCCGTTCTGGATTCCGACCTGGGACCAAGACCTCTACATGGCTCAGGATGCGGTCCTGAGCGACACGGGAATCAAAATTCAGAGCGAGTTTTACACGCGCTTCATGTTCTCCAACAAAGCGCGGCGCGACGTGGCGCTCATTCCCTACGATTCGAGCGGCAACGTATACCGGCGAGTGACCGCCTCGATTGATAACGGCGACGGGACGGAGACGCTGACTTTCGATTCTCCGCTCCCGAAAGCCTTCCCCGCAGCCAAAACGATGGTGAGTTTTCTAGTTTTTGCGCGGCTGGATGTGGACGACCTCGAGATCGAATGGATGAATAGCGACCTCGCGCAAACCGTCGTTGAAATCACGGAACTGCCGAGAGAAGTGCCATGAGCTACGATTCGGTTGAAAAATCGACGGCGGGATCGCAAGCGTTCGAACTCTACAAGTTTGTCACGACCGGGCAGACTTTTTATTTGACCAGCGCGGATCAAGCCATCACCTATTTGACGCAGATTTACACACCGACCACGATCCGGCGCACGGAATTCGAGCATTCGAGTGAGGTAGTCGCCGGGCAGGTAAAAATCTATGTCGCGCCGAACTCACCCATTGCGCAATTACTGATTCCGTATCTCACGCCGTCGCCGATGCAGGTTTTTATCTACGGCGGGCATTACGGCGACAGCGAGGTCGTGACTCTTTTCAGCGGCAAGGTTTCGAGCGCGGCCATCGAACTCGAATGCGAAATTATCGTCAACTCCGACCTCTACATTTTGCAGCGGAAGATTCCGAAGCAGGGCTACCAATCACCATGCGTGCATGTTTTCGGGGACGCGGGATGCGGAATCAATCTGGCCCTGTTCACGACCAGCGGCGTGATTTCCGCCATCAGCGCGGACGGACTGACGATCACCGTCGCGGCATTCAGCGGTTTGTCCCACTCGTTGGCCGGGGGTTATTTCAAGCGCGGGAATGACTACCGGATGATAACGGCACACGCGGGAACCACGGTCACGCTCCTCAGCCCGATTTCCGGACTAAATGTGGGCGACGCGGTTACAGGCACGGCGGGATGCCAACTAACCTATGCGGCATGTCAGAGCTACAACAATGTGCCGAATTTTCTCGGTTTCGATTTGATCCCGCAGACGAATCCGTTCACTCAGGCGATTGTATGAGGCGTTGAAAATGTTTTGGGTCATGCTATTGATTTACGTCGCAACGACCGTCATCTCGGCTCTGCTGGCGGCCAAAAACAAAGTGCGCCCAAGCCCTCTTGGAGATTTTCAATTCCCGACCGCGCAAGAGGGGCGCGCGATTCCGGTCATTTTCGGCAGCGTGAAGATCACCGGGGGCAATACCGTTTGGTGGGGCGACCTGAGAAGCAGCCCGATTAAAGCGGGCGGCGTTTTCGGCATCGGCGGCACCGTCGTAGGGTACAAGTACTACATCGGCGTGCAGTACGTTCTCAGTCAAGGTCCCATCGATTTGATGTCTATAGAATGCGACGGGAAACCCGTCGCATTCGCATCGGCGGGAGCGGACCCGCAAGTCCTAACCATCAACCTTCCAAAACTTTTTGGCGGCACCAATTCGGGCGGCGGTCTCTCAGGAACGATCAATTTCTATCGCGGCACAAACACGCAAGGCTCTGATCCCTACCTGTCAGCGAAGCAAACGGCGGTCCCGAGCGTCCCAACTTATTCCGGCACCGGCAACGGCTTTCTGTCTTTTCTCGCGCCGGGCACGGCGAGCGTCAATGAAACCATCACCATCAAAGCAACCACGATTTCGGGCGGTCTCATGCACTTCACCGTGGACGGCTCAGTCTCCGGGCACATCGGGACCGCGATAGCAAACACAACTTTTGCTTCGAGCAAAATCAATTTCCTCATCACCACTGGCTCGATTCAATTTGTCACTAACGACCAGTTCCAAGTGACCACGACGCCCGCGCGCGTCTCTCCAAACTACCCGCGAGTCTGCTACGCGGTCCTCAAACAGTTCTATGTCGGCACGTCAAGCTATCCGAAACCGATCAACTTCGTTTTGCGGCGTTGCCCGGACCCGTTCTCTCAGGGCAATAGCGTTGCGAGGATCAACGTGGACGCGGGCGGCGCGGCGGATGCCAATGCAGTTCTGGCGATTTATGATTTGCTAACCAATGTTGATTACGGATTAGGTATCCCATCAGCGAACGTGGACGCCACGAATTTCCAAGCGGCGGCGGTCACGCTGGCCAACGAAGGACTCGGCATCTCGACGCAGGTTGATACGCCGTCGAGCGCGGATTCGATCATCCAAGAAATTCTCAGGCACATCGACGGCTTCCTCTACGTTGAGCCGGCCACGGGATTGTGGACCATCAAACTCGCGCGGGCGGATTACAACCCGGCGACGATCCCCGTGCTCACCGTGGACCAAGTGCTCGAACTGCCGAAGTTTTCGCGCGCGCAATGGTGGGAAACGATCAACCAAGTTTTTGTCCAGTACATCGACCGCGCTGCCGATTTCAACGTGCGGACAGTTCAAAACCACGACCTCTCGAATGTCGTAGTGACCGGCGAGGTCCGCGCGGAAACGATGGAATTCAAGATGCTTTCGAATTCCGGCGACGCGGCCCTCATCGCAACGCGCGTGTTGCGGGCGGTCGCCTATCCGCTGTCGAAACTCACGCTCAAAGTCAACCGCGTCGCGTGGCAATGGCGCGTGGGCGGCGTGTTCAAATTCACCTGGACGCCGCTAGGAATCACCGCGTTGATTTTTCGCATCACCCGCATTGGATGGGGCGAGCTCCTCGATGGGAAAATCAGCGTCGAGTGCGTCGAGGACGTTTTCGGGGTCGCTCAGGCGACGTTCCAAACGCCGCCCGCGAGTGGATGGGTGAATCCTTCGGGCGCGCCTCTCGCGCCGGTTTTTCAACGTGTCTATGAAGTTCCTTATCCACTCGCCCTTGTGGGGTCAACCGTGGGAATTTTGGTTTTCGCTCTTTGCGCCCGGCAAGATGGGACGCCGACTGATTTTCAGGTTTGGCAGAATCTCGGCTCAGGCGACACTCAAACAAACGACGTGTTGCATTTCTGTCCCGTGGGTGTACTCACCGCGGCCTATCCAGCGGCGACCATTGCGCGCGACACGGTTGGTTTCACCGTTGGCGCGACCGGCGCCGACCTCGGAGAATTGGCTTCGACGGACGCGACCGGGCTTTTTGTCGGCACCAATCTCGCGCTCATCGACGAAGAAATCATCTCTTGGAAAACGCGGACATTGAACGGCGACGGGAGCATCACCGTCTCCGATATTTTGCGCGGCGTCCTCGACACTGTTCCCGCCGACCATGCGACGGGCGCGCCGGTTTGGTTTTTCTCGCTGAGTACCGATGGCTTGACGCAGCAGAGCACGTACGCATCGGATCTGACCGTTGCCGCGAAGTTTTTGCCAAATAACAATCTGGGAACCTATTCACTCGCTTCCGCCGTGGCGAACAATCTGACCACGCGCTCGAAATATACGCGGCCCTTCCCTCCAGGGAATCTCCGCATTCAGGGGAATGCCTATGGGACGCGGCCCGCCGCGATTACGGGCGGCGCGGATTTGACGTTTACCTGGTCCTCGCGGAATCGTCTCACGCAGACGGCGGGAAAGCAGTTGATCCCGCAGGACCAGGGGAGTATCACCCCGGAAAGCGGAGAGAGCTACAAGGCGCTGATTTATTGCGGCGGCGTTTTGAAACACACGCACGCGATTGCGGGCGGGACGTTCAACGACACCTATCTTGCCTCCGACCACGTCATCGATGACCCGACCTTGCTCTTGCCAGTGCGCGTCGATTTGTTTTCCACGAACAGCGCGGGTGATAGCTACTACGCCCAGTCCTTTACGCTGACGATGAGCTAAATAGTGCCAGCCGCAGACGTTCACTATGTTTGGTCTTGGCGGAAGCGATTCCCGGAGCGGAAGGGCCAGCCTTGCCGCGTGCTCGTGCGCGGCAAGATGAATTCCTGCCTCGTGGAATTCGAGGACGGCTTTCGAGTTGTCACCTCGAGATTCGCGGTCAGACGCGAAAAAAAAGTGACAACAAGCCCTAGGGCGAAATAGTTTTGGAAGAGGTGACGGTACCGGACATCTGCCCCGCTAGTTAGGGGATCGATTTCACTTCTCCGGTTACCTCGTTTACCAGGACCTGGCAAAGCCCGGCGAGCACATCTTCAGAGTGTCAACCCCGCCACGCACACAAAAAAGTGAGGATTTAGCCTTGTCGAACAA